CCCCGCGGCAGGTATAGAATCAATAGTAAATGGAGACTTCGCGTCAAACTCTTCCTCTGAGTCTGGTGGTTTAGATACATATTCAGGTTTTAAAGAAATAGTTGCAGATGAGATAACTATAGTCGGTGGTTTTCTTAGAATACAACAAACTGTAGTTGCAAATGGTAACGCAACAGCTGTAGCTTTAGCTGCCAGCGGCAGTACCGACGTCCTTCTTCTTGGTGGAGAGTATGGGTATATATTGAAATACGAAATCCAATCAAAAGGTGCGGGCTTTGTAGGTTTTTCAGCTATAATTGGTGGCACCACTTATGCGTTACCTGAAGAAGTCGGGCATAATACTGCTTATTTAACATCAGGCACCTCGCGAGAATTTCAACTTATAAATGAACACGTTGCAGATGAAGCGGTAGACAACTGCTATATCATACTCGAAAGCATATCGTTGAAGTTGGTTGCAAACAATCAAACTGCTATAGGCGTTGGCGTTAGCGATCTTGACACTGAAACATATAACGACTTAGCATAGTACAAGATTTAACAAATTTAATTTAATACAATATAATTATGGGTAAAAAGAAAAATAAGGTCGTAGACCTAAAGCCAGAGGGTATCTCTGACGAGCAACTAAAAGAACTACAGAAAATAGTCTCAACTATAAATAAGTTGAAGTTTGACATAGGAAATATGGAGGCGCAAAAATACAGCGCTGTAACTGCTTTGTTTGAAGGTAACGACAGGCTGCTAACGATGCAGACTGAATTTGAAAATCAGTATGGCACAAACGATATAAATATCCAAACGGGTGTAATAAACTACAGTAAAGATGAGTCATCTGATTCGTAAGATCACTATAGGTAAAGACTACAAAAATGACTCCATGCACTATGCCGTAGGGCAAGAAGTGTATGGCGGTCATACTATTTGTGATATACTAGAAGAGGAAACTAAGTACTCTATCTATATACGTAAGAACAAAGCAGTCATACCTTGGAAGGATTTCAATAAGAATATGGCTATATCAGTTGAGTATAACCTAGAATACTAAGTAACATGGCATTTAAGATGAAGGGGTTTCCGTTGCAGAAAAATGTTTTACCTACTAAAGATGTGCTACCTAATGGGGATGGTGATCCAAAGCGCCGTCCAAACGTGTCTGAAAGATACCTTTCAAGCGATGGATATCAAGCTAAAGAGGTAAAAAAACTAAGAGACGAATTAGGTATCCCAGACGTTCCTAACTCTGCGGCCACTGATCCACTTAGAGTGCGTAAAGGTCCTTCGCGACAAGATTTTGATTTTGTTAAAACAACAAATGGAGCGGGTGACAACGCTCTTGATAAGATAGCAAATCTTCCGGAAGAGGAGTATGAAAAGTTTAAGGGTGAAATAAAAGAAACAGTTAAACCGTTTGTTGGGGTTCGTGGCAGTGGTTTAGGTGTTGCCAAGATTATCGATGAGGTTAGAAAATTAGATCTTTCTGTATACAAGAAATATATGGACTCTGCTGATATTAGCATGAGTGATATTAGAAATGTTATATCAATTAATTTGGCAAATCTACCAGATAATGACAAAGCCGGAGGGCCAGATATATTTGAGGGCTTTAAAGGCAAAGCTCTTAAGCTTTTAGTTGATAAAGTTGTAGATATGAAGCTAAAAGGTCTAGAAGACGGTGAATAGTATTTATAATTACATTGTTGAGCCGCTAGGAAAAAGATACAACAACAGTAAGAAAGTTGGAGATAAAGAGCTTATACTGAACACTGAGGTATATAACCACCAGCATGTTAACAGAGAAGCTAAGGTTTTGTCTACACCTAGAATGATTGGTTCAGATATACAATCTGGAGATATAGTGACATTACATCACAACATCTTTAGAAGATGGTACGATGTAAAAGGTAGAGAGCGAAACAGTAGTGCTTTCTTAGAAGAAGGTAAATACCTAGTAGCCCTAGACCAGATATACTTATATAAAAGAGACAGCGATTGGATCTGCCCTAAAGGATATTGCTTTGTGCAACCTATCAAGGACAATAGCCAGTTAAGCGTTGACACTGAAAAGCCACTAGTTGGTATTGTAAAATACTCTGATGGTTCAGTAAATATAGGTGAACTAGTAGGGTTTAGACCAAGGGTAGATTGCGAGTCTGTAGTAGACGGTAATAGACTTTACAAAATACCATCACAATTTATTACAATTAAATATGAATATCAAGGAGACGAAGAGGAGTATCATCCAAGCTGGGCATAAAGCTGTAGAAGAGTTAATCAAAGTAGCAAAAGAAGCTATTGTTGATTCGGGTGATGATATCACTGCGGATAGACTTAAGAATGCCGCTGCCACTAAGAAGCTTGCTATCTTCGACGCCTTTGAGATATTAACTAGAATCCAACAAGAGGAAAACCTACTAGAAGGACGAGAGCCTCAAGATAGTAGGGATAAAGTCTTTAAAGGTTTTGCTGAAGGAAGATCTAAGTAATGTACGAACAGTCACTACTAAAAATAATAGAGCCCATAAAGAAAACCACTCTTTCCAGACTTAACAAAGGGAAAAAGTGGAAGTACGGCCATGATAAGGATCACGATATAGTGGTACTATCTAAGAACGGGGTTATAGGTGAGATATACGACATACAAGGGTTTAAGATAGCTTTACCTAAAGTGCCAAAAGATTTCAAGCAAGAGACCAGTAAGTGGACAAAAATTGATATGCCTAAACAACTTAGTCGAATAAAGACTATATTTGATTGGAGAGTATATCCAGATGAGCAGAAGGAAAAGTGGCATGATTACATAGATGAGGAGTTTCGACGTAGGGACGAAGGTTATTGGTTCAACAATAAAGGTGTACCAACATATATAACCGGGAGTCACTACATGTATCTTCAATGGAGTAAGATTGACGTTGGAGCACCAGACTTCAGAGAGGCCAATAGATTGTTCTTTATATTTTGGGAGGCTTGCAAAGCCGATAAGAGATGCTATGGAATGTGCTACCTTAAGAACCGCCGTTCAGGATTTTCTTTTATGAGTTCAGCTGAAACAGTTAACTTAGCCACAATATCGAGTGATAGTAGATATGGTATACTTTCTAAGTCTGGTGCCGACGCTAAGAAGATGTTTACAGATAAGGTTGTACCGATATCTATAAACTACCCTTTCTTCTTCAAACCGATACAAGACGGTATGGATCGTCCGAAATCTGAGTTAGCATATAGAGTTCCTGCGAGTAAGTTCACTCGTAAGAAAATAGAGGTTAACGAGAAGCTTGAAGAAATAGCAGGTCTTGATACTACTATAGATTGGAAGAATACAGGAGATAATAGTTATGATGGTGAGAAGCTAAGTTTACTGGTTCATGATGAGAGTGGTAAGTGGGAGAGACCAGATAATATATTAAACAACTGGCGAGTTACAAAGACTTGCCTAAGACTTGGAAGCAGGATTGTAGGGAAATGCCTTATGGGATCTACTTCAAATGCGTTAGATAAAGGAGGTGCTAATTTTAAAAAACTATTCAATGACTCAGATGTATCAAAGCGAAATCGTAATGGACAAACAAAGTCTGGGTTATATTCTCTCTTTGTCCCAATGGAATGGAACTATGAAGGATTTATTGATGAACACGGATTTCCAGTCTTTAATAATCCAGGTGATGCAAAACGACTGGGACCGGACGGTGAACTAATAGAAATTGGGGTTGTTGATAGTTGGGAAAATGAAGTTGATGGTCTTAAGGAAGATCAAGACGCACTTAATGAATTCTATCGACAATTTCCTAGAACTACTGAGCATGCATTTAGAGATGAAAGTAAAAGCAGTCTCTTTAACCTTATGAAGATCTATGAACAGATTGACTATAATGAAGGTAGTAGACACAACGCTCATACTACAACCGGTAGTTTTCAGTGGGTTAACGGTATAAAGGATTCGCAAGTAATATTCCATCCTAATCCGAACGGAAGATTTAAAGTAAGTTGGGTGCCACCATCTGATTTACAGAATAAAATGATAATAAAAAATGGAGTTAAGTACCCAGGCAATAGTCATATTGGGTCGTTTGGCTGTGATAGCTATGATATTAGCGGCACTGTTGATGGCCAAGGGTCCAAAGGATCGCTCCACGGATTAACGAAATTCTCTATGGATGATGCGCCTTCGAGCACATTTTTTCTAGAGTATATAGCAAGACCACAAACCGCTGAGATATTCTTTGAGGATATGCTTATGGCAATCGTATTCTACGGTATGCCTATACTAGTAGAGAATAACAAACCTAGACTATTATACTACCTACGCCGAAGAGGCTATAGAGGATTTAGCATGAACAGACCAGATAAGATTTGGAAGAAGTTATCGGTTTCTGAAAAAGAAGTTGGTGGTATACCAAACTCAAGCGAGGATATTAAGCAAGCGCATGCCGCGGCAATAGAGATGTACATACAGGATCACGTTGGCCATCTTGGAGATGGTAACTACGGAACCGTATATTTCAATGAGCTGTTAAACGATTGGGCTAGATTTGATATAAACAAAAGAACTAAGCATGACGCTTCTATAAGCTCTGGTTTAGCTATCATGGCTTGCAACAGACACCTATACAGACCTAATGCAAAAGTAGAAATACAAGCTTTGGATTTTAATATATCGAAATACAACAATAAGGGGTTTAACTCCGAAATAATAAAGTAAAATATGGCTGAGTTAATATATACAGATTTTCCTTCTCAAGCAGTTCCAGATTTAGAGAAAATGAGTCATGAGTATGGGCTTAAGGTAGGTAGAGCTATTGAGGCGGAATGGTTTAAAGACTCACATGGTAGTAGATATAATATTACTCAACAGAAGTTTCATAATCTTAGATTATATGCTAGAGGGGAGCAGTCTATCCAGAAGTACAAGGATGAGTTATCTATAAATGGTGATTTGTCCTATCTTAATTTAGACTGGAAACCAGTACCTATTATACCTAAGTTTGTTGATATAGTAGTTAACGGTATGTCTGAAAGGATGTTTAAAGTCAACGCATACTCTCAGGACCAGTATGGTGTAAGCAAGCGCACTGAGTATATGGAATCTATGATGAGGGATATGGATGCTAAGGTCTATAATGACCAAGCAGCTGAAATGTTTAATGTCGATTTATACGAAAACAAAAAAGAAGATTTACCCGAAACTCAAGAAGAGCTAGATCTACATATGCAGCTTAATTATAAGCAAGCAGTTGAGATAGCAGAGGAGCAGGCTATTAATGTGTTGTTAGATGGTAATAAGTATGACTTAACTAGACGTAGGCTTTTATATGACTTAACAGTATTAGGTATAGGTTGTGTTAAGACCAATTTTAACTGGAGTGATGGTGTAACTATTGAATACGTAGATCCAGCAAATATTGTCTACTCCCATACAGAGTCACCGTATTTTGAGGATATATACTACATTGGTGAGGTAAAGACTATTCCAATTAATGAGTTAGCCAGAGAGTTTGATACTTTAACTGAATCAGATCTAGAAGATATCCACGCTAAAAGCAGCAAGAGACATACGGGTAGGCGTACGCATGAGATGGATAAAAATAAGGTCCAGATTCTATATTTCAATTACAGGACACATACAAATGATGTTTATAAAGTAAAAGAAACAGGTAGCGGTGGATACAAGTCAATAGAGAAGTCAGATGCGTTTAATCCTCCTGAAGATAATGATAGAGGATATTCTAAACTACAGAGGTCCGTTGAGTGTGTATTTGAAGGAGCTATGATTATTGGCACAGACAGACTGATAAAGTGGAAGAAGGCTGAAAACATGATGCGTAGCAAAAGTGATTTTAACAAAGTTAAAATGAACTACTCTGTGGTGGCACCGAGAATGTATGAGGGTAGGATAGAATCTTTAGTAGGTAGAATCACTGGTTTTGCTGATACAATTCAGTTGTCTCATTTAAAGCTACAGCAAGTGATGTCACGCATGGTACCTGATGGAGTGTACCTTGACGCAGACGGACTCGCTGAAATAGATTTAGGTAATGGAACAAACTACAACCCGCAAGAAGCCCTTAACATGTTCTTCCAAACTGGTTCGGTTATAGGTAGGTCATTTACTGGTGATGGTGATCAGAATCCAGGTAAGATACCTATTCAGCAGATATCTAACGGAGCGGGACAAGATAAGATAGGTAGTTTAATAAACACATACAACTACTACTTGCAGATGATCCGAGATGTGACTGGATTAAACGAGGCTAGAGATGCTAGTACGCCAGATTCTAACTCACTAGTTGGAGTTCAAAAGTTAGCGGCGGCTAATTCAAATGTAGCTACTAGACATATATTGTTGTCGTCTATGTTCTTAACTTCCGAGGTTACTGAAGCATTATCACTTAGGATATCAGATATATTAGAATATTCCCCTACTGCAGATGCCTTTGTGCATGCTATAGGTTCTCATAATGTAGCCACATTGAAAGAGATGTCTGAGTTGCATTTATATGACTTTGGTATATTCCTAGAACTAGAACCTGATGAGGAGGAGAAGCAGTTGCTCGAGAATAATATACAAACGGCATTGGCTCAGCAGTTAATAGATCTAGATGATGCTATAGATGTAAGAGACGTTAGGAATTTAAAACTAGCAAATCAACTGTTAAAAATAAAACGTAAACGTAAGCAAGAACGTGATCAGAAACTCCAGCAAGAAAACATCCAAGCCCAAGCGCAGGCTAATGCACAAACTCAACAAGCCGCAGCTAGTTCTGAGATGCAAAAAGATCAGGCAAAAGCTCAAGCGCAGATTCAGTTAGAGCAGTCAAAGTCTCAAGCTAAACTACAGTACCTCCAAGAGGAGGTTAGATTAAAGAAGGAACTAATGGCGTATGAGTTTGAACTTAGTCAAAAAGCTAGTGGTCAGGAGCGTGAGTCATCTGAGAAAATAGAGGGCATGAAAGAGGAAGGGAAAGATAAAAGAGAAAATATGAAGCAAACGAGTAAAAAGTTTGAATCTTCAGGTAATGATATATTAGGTAGCGGAATTGGTTTATCTAAGTTTACGCCACAAGTTGGCGGTTAATTATATAATATTATATTATGGGAAAAGTAAAAAATAAAGAGGTGGCTGAAGAAGTCATCGAAGAAACGCCTCAACAAGAGGTTACTGAGGAGCAAGAATCCAAAGTAGATTTAAGCAAATTTGAAAGCAAGGATGACCCAGGCGTCATTAAAGTGGATTTAAGCGAACCGGTAAAACAAGTAGATGAAAATCAAACCGATCTCGAAGAGGTTATTGCAGAAGTTACACAAGAAGACAACAACGGCGAAGAAGTACCCGCGATTGAAGAGGTAACAGGGGAGGAAGAGGTTACCGAGGAGTTGTTTCCGGGTATTGAAGCTAAGGAGATAGGTGAAGATTTACCTGAAAATGTCCAGAAGTTGTTGGACTTTATGGATGAAACAGGAGGTAATCTCGAGGATTATGTAAAGTTAAACAGAGATGTTAAGGACTTAGATGATCAAGATGCTATGCTTGAATATTATAAAAGAACTAAACCTCATCTAGACTCGGAGGAGATTAACTTCCTTATAGAGGATAAATTCTCATTTGACGAGGATATAGATGATGAAAGAGATATTAAACGTAAAAAATTGGCCCTCAAAGAGCAAGTTGCCGAGGCCAAGACCTACTTAGACGGGCAAAAGTCTAAATACTACGAAGAGATTAAAGCAGGAAG